TCCCTGGCAGCTGGCTTTTGCCCTCCGGGCAGACGGGTGGTATTTGCGCCAGGATATTATATGGAACAAATCCAACTGTATGCCGGAGAGCGTCCGGGATCGCTGCACCAAGAGCCACGAATATATTTTCCTGCTTTCCAAGTCAGAACGGTATTTCTTTGACGCGGCGGCGATCAGCGAACCAATAGAGGGCGCCAGCACCAAGCGATATATGCAGAATATCGAAAAGCAATCCGGTTCCTTTAAGCAGCCGGGCAGGGACGGCAGACCAATGAAAGCGGCGTTACCCCGTTTCGGCGGTGAGAAGTACGGCACCGATCAGACGAAAGAAACCAGGACCAAGAGCGGAAAAACCTATGTGCCCACGCCACACAGAAATAAGCGCGACGTGTGGACCGTCGGAACAAGCGGGTTTCGCGGTGCACATTTTGCCGTGTTCCCTGAAAAGCTGATCGAGCCGTGTATTTTAGCGGGTTGCCCATTGGGCGGCGTTGTACTTGACCCATTTGCGGGCAGCGGCACAACAGGCGTGGTGGCCAAACGCATGGGGCGCGGTTTTGTGGGATGTGAGATCAATCCCTCGTATGTAGAAATGGCCGCCAGAAGAATAGAGGAGGTGGAGTGATGAAAAATGTTAATTGCCTGCGTTGCCGCTTTAGGCATGAGGACAACGGAAACTGTACTGAAGTCGGAGGGTTCTGCACGGCGGTCCCGGCGGCGCACTGCCCGCTGCTGCGTCAGTATTTAGACACGGGCATGACGCCAGAAGCGTTTCAATTTTATGTGGTGTTTCTTCAGGATTTAATTGGAAACCAAAAAGCCAGTGAGGCACTGGACAGGTTCCGCCAGATGGTCAAAGCCGACAGAGACGGGCGGCTGGTGGTGCTGCCGTGCAAGGCGGGAGATACGGTGTATGAGGTTACAAGTCGAAAAACCATAAGCGAATACCGAGTAAAGGCAATTCGCGTGGAATTGTTTTGTACATTCATTGAATGGGATATCGTAGCCGGGTTTGTTGATAAATCCATTTTCGGCGTGCCGGTTGATGAAATCGGCAAGACCGTATTCCTGACCCGCGAGGAGGCGGATCGTGCGTTGGAGGGCAAACGGAATGCGTGAGATATTATTTCGGGGAAAAGACCCCGAGAGCGGAACATGGTACGAGGGTTACTACATGGCTCTTTCGGATACGACCTATTGCTTCCAAGGGGACTATGCCGCACACCCGGACAACACCAAACATTACATCGTTTTTGACCGGATGACCGACTGGGGACTTCCGAACCAGCATTTGAGAGCGGATGTAGACCCTGTGACTGTCGGACAATACACCGGGCTAAAGGACACAAATGGTAAGAAGATTTTCGAGGGTGACTTCGTGATTTCGACAAATCCGCGGCGGCTCTCAAACAAGCCGGAATTAGTGAAATATAACCCGTCGAGCGGATATTGGATGTGCGATCCACGCAGAGGTCCGCTTGTAGTTGGCAATGTATACGACAATCCGATGGAGGGGAAACAGAATGAGTAAAGCCGTACTTATCAGCATCCGCCCGAAGTGGTGTGAAAAAATAGTCAATGGTGAGAAAACCATCGAGGTACGAAAAACGCGCCCGAAGCTGGAAACGCCGTTTAAGTGCTATATCTATTGCACTATGGATCACCCTTACATTTCTGTGTCCTGCGGGGAACTGGACAAGCTCAACTATCGCACAAATACTGTTTGTCGGTGTAATGGCAAAGTCATCGGGGAATTTACCTGCGACCGCATAGATAGACTTGTTCCAGCAAACGATCCGTATGGCATCTATGACATTGACGATGATTATGTATTCCAGACTTGTCTTGAAAATGGGGCACTATGGGATTATGGGCACGGAACACCGCTTTACGGCTGGCATATCTCCGACCTGCTGATCTATGACCAGCCGCGGGAACTAAGCGAGTTCCAGCGTGCAACTGACCCGTGCGATTCTTGCCATGCAGAATACACATGGGAATGCACAGACTGCAAAAAATTGAGCGGTGACATTAAGCGCCCGCCCCAGAGCTGGTGCTATGTGGAGGCGATGAAGGATGAATGACTTAAAACCGTGCCCGTTCTGCGGAGGTAAAGTTAGCCTTGTTCTGTGTGATGACGAAGGGAATCTGCATGATGAGGCATATAGAGAACATCCCTATAGTGGGCTTGGCTTTATGCTTCACCACGCTCACGAGGAAAACCCGGAATGCCCGATTGCAAGCTATGAGTGCGATGGCGGGATTTTGGGCGGTGTGCATATTTACGACACAGAAGAACAAGCCGCTGATGCATGGAACAGGAGGAAGGAAAGAACATGACGAAGCGTTTTTGCGATCTTTGCGGAAAAGAAATAAACGATCTTCTGGACACTTATAGGGTCAGCGTGAATAACAACGCCGACCTCAACTACGCAAGCGACCCGAACATAGTGGATGCGAGGGAAATATGCTCTGCCTGCGCGAAGCGTATCCACCAGACTGTGCAAGAGCTGAAACAGGAGGGTCGCCAATGGCTGGTGGAATGAAACCGACTTGTAAGGAATGCCAATATTGCAGGCAAGGGGGGCGGCAGCAGTCTCAATGTGGAACCATCGGACGGAGAAAATATTACTGCGAACACCCAAGTGTTGGCGACATAAAAGATAAATACGGATGGCCCATATATCCTTTTATTGGGTTTGGCGATATGTCACGGGAAAGCCAACTCGTATTAAAAACAAGGAAAAAGTGGTGTCCGATGGAGGTAACGAATGGCTGAATACATTGAGCGCAGCGCGGCGATTGAAGCCGCGAAACACGCATGGGCAAAAGGGCTTGAACCGTCGCAGTATATTGAGACCCTGCCCGCCGCCGACGTGGCCCCGGTGGTGCGGTGCAAGGACTGTAAGCATTTGTGCGTGTGGAACCGAAAAGACATATACGCATTTTGCCCCAAAACAAACATCGTGTTTTTGCCATTTGATAAGGACACAAGGACATTCTTTTGCAGCCTTGGCGAGAGAAAGGATGGCGGGGATGGCTAAACAATCCGCTTATTTGCAACGGCGGAATGCGCAGTTGGATGCGGTCTTTTGGGCCGGTGCTGCGATGGTAGCGCAGTTTACCGTTGACACGTTGCAGATGACCATGCACCAGAAGGAAGGCTGGGGTTATGATCGCATCATGCGCGTCACGCATGAGTGGATGGAGACCCAGCGGGAATACAGACCTGCCTTAAACTGCAAGGACCCGGAGGCAGACGTCCGGCAGATGCACATGGATCGGGTGCTGGCGGAGATTATCCGGGACAAGGCGAAGCTGATCCCATTCCCGGACAGATACAAGGATCTGAAAAAGATCCGTTATGGGAGGTAACTATGCAGAAGGAAGATATATCGCTCCTGCGCATCTATGCGAAGAATGATATGAATTGCGTGAAAACAGCAAAGGAGATGGACATCCACCGCAACAGTGTGATCTATCGGCTGGGCAAGATCAAGACGGAAACCGGGCTGGATGCGCGGAAGTTCTGGGACTTGGTGAAGCTGCTGGAAATGGAGGAATCATGAAACTTGGACAGGCCCAGCTGGAACGGCAGCACCCAACGTATGAGCAGCTGTATCCGTTTCGACGCGGAGAGGTAATTTACATACACCCGAAGGGCCGATTTGTCAGTGTGCGGACGGAAACGGCGGGTGGACCTGTGGTAGAGAATTTCCGGCTATGTGAGGTGGTTACGTGAGTACATTCCCGGAACGGCTGCGGAAGTTAAGGGAATCTGAGCGGCCTGCTAAAAGCATGAGAGTGAAAGCGGAGCTGATTGGAATCGGGCATGATACGCTACGGAAGTACGAAACCGGGGAGAACGAACCGGCTCTCAGCCAGTTGAAGCTGATAGCGAATCATTACCACGTCAGCTTGGATGAGCTTGCATGGGACGAGGGCGAGCGAGAGAGTAAACCTTTATAGTAGCGCAAAAAAAATTGGTCTTTGCCCCCAATTCGGGGCAAGCGGATAAAAATATGTGTCAGAATGAGGGTGCGGGGTTATATCCGCATCCTCATTCTTTCCATCCTTTCTTTCCTCCTGACCCCGGCGGATGCCGGGGATATGCAGACGTAGCTCAGTTGGCAGAGCACCGCGCCAGGAGGTATGCGCTGGTTCAAGTCCAGCCGTCTGCACCAGATGCCGGGTCGCACCCGGACAATGTGAGACCGTTCGTCGTGGCTCACATGGAAATGACAAAGCTCGCTGAAAACTGCGCTTGTCTTGATGCGTCAAGACCGGTTTGACCTGACGGAATAGGGGCTACGACTTTTCGGAGCGTAGTTGCCGGTAGCGTGTGACAATCTAAGCGAGAAAGACGGCCAATATGCGGCATAGGCGCCCCGTAAGGGGAGGCCACAGCGAGTGACGGGGACTTCCCCCGAAGCGCTAAAGCAGGGCAGGACTGCAATGCCGACACCAATGCCGACATACACCGTAATTGGTAGCGGACCGGTCCAGAAAACCGGAGCCATCCGTGGTCTGTGGGTTCGAGTCCTACTGTCGGCGCCACAAAGAGGCTCCCGGGGCCTTAAAACCGGGATAAGGAGTGTTGCCCGAAAGGTAAGGGGCGGGTTTGCTAAACCCAGGCTGGCGGCAACGTCAAGAAGGATCGTTACCTTCACACTCCGCCAAATCCCAAATCTGACAGCGTACAGGGGCAACATTGCGGCAAGCCCATACTTGGCGAGCGCTGTGTCCCGTCAGCAGGGCGTGGCTCCGCGAAGGGCCGTTCGATTTGCCCGCGTTGAATCGAGCGTTACTTAGAACACGTACCCGCTCCGGCGGGTACGCAAACGCGGGATATAGGGGCGAATGTTCCAAGGCTGGCGAGGCGGTCTCCAAAACCGCTTGGGTGGGTTCGATTCCCAACCGTCCCTGCCAGATGTATGCTACCGCATTGCGGCACCGTGGAAGGGTAAGACCGCTACAAGGGGCTTGCCTGTGCGCTGTATGAAAGCGGCAGGCCGAAGAATTTATTATTTAGCTGGACCCGGCCTATGAATGAAGAAACGGATGCGACCGACATACCGGCGCAGGGCTGAAAAGTTCCGTGGTTAGCGCGTACAGAACCATGCAGAGCGAACTCTGAGGCGTGTTCATCGAAAGGTATGCGGAAGTGGTGAGGTAACGGCTGCCCTTGGGCAAGGCCGTTGTGTAGGGTAGTATGCTTGCCCGGTTCTGTACGGCTAATTGTGTAAGCGATTCAAACGGAGTGCCATGCGTACCATGTTTGGCCCGGGGAGAGCCGGACACGCATAAGAGTTGCCCCTCGGGGCGGGTAAAGTCTGCTATGTAAGGCCAAGGGGCGGGGGCCGGTAGCAAAACAGGAGGATGGCATGGAAATCACAAAGCGGCGGCTTGCGGATATTGTGCCGTATGCCGCAAACGCAAAAAAGCATGATAAGCGGCAAATCAACAACGTTGCGGAGAGCATCAAGCAGTATGGTTTTGTGCAGCCGATTGTGATTGACCGTGACGGCGTAATTGTAATCGGCCACTGCCGCGCTTTGGCGGCGAAGAAGCTGGGCATGGGGAGACAGGATTTCCAGTGGAAACATGAACCTTGCCTGTACGGTGAGAGCGAAATTGAAGAGGACGCGCATGAGCCTTGCCTTTACGGATGGACGGAAGGCAAGAAGCACTACTTCTTCAAGAACCGCAGGCAGACAACTGTGCTAAATTTCGATAAGCCTGTCAAATCTGCGGAGCATCCGACCATGAAGCCGATTAAGCTGTTTGATTACCAGATGCAGTGCTCCAGCAAGCCGGGAGAGAATGTTCTCGACCTGTTTGCTGGCTCCGGCACAACGATCATGGCAGCGGAGCAGAATGGAAGACACGCTTTCTGCATGGAGTATGATCCGAAGTATGCCGACGTCATTGTTGACCGGTGGGAGAAGTTCACCGGGAAGAAGGCGGTGCTTCTGAATGACTGATGCTCAGTCGACTGCGCGGAGGATGTTGAAGAAAAACCATCAGTATTTATCCACGCAGCAGATGAAAACACTGAACGGGCTGATTAAGTCCGGCGATATTACAGGGGCCATGAATGGCCTGCATACATTGGTGGCGAGAAAACTGACTGCGAGGAAGAAATCTCTGGCATGATCAAATCTTAAGGAATGGAGGGGTGGAAGTGGCACGGACTGGAAGGCCGAAAAAGGTAATAAATCAAAAGCTGTTTGAGAACCTATGTGGTATCCAGTGCACGGAAGCAGAAATCTGCGGAGTGCTTGAGTGCAGCGCAGACACCCTGAATCGATGGTGCAAACGGACGTATAAAATGACTTTTGCGGACACATATAAAAGCAAAAGTCAGGTGGGAAAGTCGAGCCTGCGGAGAGCGCAGTGGAAGCTGGCCGAAAAGAACGCAAGCATGGCTATCTGGCTGGGGAAACAGTACCTTGGACAGCGCGATATTGTTGATCTAGGCTTGCCGACGGATAACACGCAGGAGGACGCTTTGAGCGTGAGCCTGCGTGAAATGGCAGAAGGGCTGGAGAGCGATGATTAGCGCAAAGCAGAAGAAAATTCTCGCTTATCCATATTCCAAGTATGATGCGCTGATTTGCGACGGCGCTGTGCGTTCCGGCAAGACCTCCATTATGATGTGGGCGTATGTGCGCTGGGCGATGGAAAATTTCAGCGGTCAGCGTTTTGGCGTGTGCGGCAGAACGGTGGACAGCTGTACCAAGAACATCATCGTACCGTTCACGGCGATGAGCCTTGCAAAGGAACGTTATATCGTCCGCTGGCGGCGCGGTGACAAGGTAATGGAAGTGCGGCGCGGAGCCGTGACAAATTACTTTGAAGTGTTCGGAGGCAAGGACGAGGCGAGCTATACACTGATCCAAGGCCGCACACTGGCGGGTGTGTTGCTGGACGAGGTGGTATTGATGCCACGCTCATTCGTGGAACAGGCGCTTGCACGTTGCTCCGTTGACGGCGCGCGGCTGTGGTTCTCTTGTAACCCCGGCAGCCCACACCACTGGTTCTATCAGGAGTGGATCAAGCGGAGCCGTGAGCGTAATGCACTGTATCTACACTTTGAAATGACGGACAACCCCGGCCTGAGCAAGCGCACCCTTGAACGGTACGAGAATATGTATGCCGGTATATTTTATGACCGGTATGTGCGCGGCCTGTGGGTAGCGGCAGAGGGCATCGTTTATAAGGACTTCGCCAACGATACAGAAAAGTATTTGATCGGAGACCCTTTGGAGTGGGCCAAGCAAAACGGCACCAGCTTCTCAATCATTTCAATTGGCGTTGACTTCGGCGGTACAAAGTCCGCAACGAAATTTCAAGCCACCGGGATTACAAAAAATTTCCGGGTTGTGGCGTTGGAAGAAGAATACATCAAAAACGAAGAGATTGACCCGGATGCATTAAACCGGCGTTTTGCTACGTTCTGCCAGTTGATAACGTCAAAGTATGGTTACAGCCAGACACGAGCGGATAGCGCGGAAACGGTGCTTATACGAGGGTTGGATCACACGGCACAAAAACTCCGGCTGGGTACCCAAGTCAAGAACGCACTGAAAATGCAAATCACAGACAGAATTCGGCTGGTGGTGCTGCTGATGAAGCAGGGGCGGTTCAAAGTTTCCAGAAACTGCCCACATCTGATCGATGCACTGCAATCCGCTATTTATGATCCTGATAAATTTGAGGACGAGCGCTTGGATGATGGCACGTCCGACATCGACAGCTTGGATGCCTTTGAGTACAGCATTGAGCCTTATTACAAAGACCTGGAACGTGCCGGTCACATGATGGGACGGTGAAATAGTGAATATTCGCAGAGCATTAAAGGATCTTGGGTTTGACACGGTCGACAGCAAATTTTACTCTCTGATCGACCTGTGGGACGCATGGTATAAGGGAAACGTTGAAGATTTCCACAGCTATACGGTGTGGAATGGCATTGAAGAGCTGGAGTGCCACCGTTATTCGGTTGGAATGGGAAAGAAAGTCTGCGAGGATTGGGCCAACCTCCTAATGAACGAGCGAGTCAACATCACGCTTGAAGGCAAACAGGAACAGGAATTTATCGATACTGTTTTTGCCGATAACAATTGGGAGGTCAAGGCTAACGAATCGCAGGAGCGCAAAGCGGCAGTAGGAACCGTTGCGTATGTGCCGGTGATGGAAGGCATGGGAATTAACCCAGATACAGCAGAAATCATTGACTCTGGCCGCATTCGCATCAACTATGTCAGCGCCGGGAACATCTACCCGCTGACGTGGGATAACGGCGTTATCCGCGAGTGTGCGTTCGCATCCACTCGAAAGGTCGATGACGCAGAATATACTTACATCCAGGTGCACAGGCTGCGCAACGGCGAGTATGACATTGAGAACCATCTGTATGATGCAGAGGAAATCCCACTGGCCAGCGTGAAAGGGTTTGAGACAATTCCCCCGGTGGTTCATACCGGCAGCGACAAGCCGCAGTTTGTGATCGACCGGCTGAACATTGCAAACTCTGACGAAAACAACCCGCTTGGCGTGGCTGTGTTTGCCCACGCCATCGACCAGCTTAAGAGCGTTGACATTACCTATGATAGCTATGTGAACGAATTTGTGTTGGGCAAGAAGCGCATTGTGGTGCAACCGGAGGCAACCAAGAGCATTGACGGTCGTCCAGTGTTTGATAAGCGTGAGACCGTTTATTATGTACTTCCGGAGGACAGAGGCGGCAACGGCAACATCTTACAGCAGGTCGATATGTCGCTGCGGACAGCGGAGTTTAACACCGGTATGCAAGATATGTTGAACATCCTGTCCAGCAAGTGCGGTTTCGGTGAGAACCATTACAAATTCAATCAGGGAAGCATCGCAACTGCCACGCAGGTCATCAGCGAGAACAGCACCCTGTTTCGCACAATCAAAAAACATGAAATTGTGCTTGAGCAGGCAATCACAGAGTTGTGCCGGAGCTTGCTCCGCATGGGGAATCGGTACATGGGCGCATCCCTCAATGAGGACGTCCAGATCTCCATTGACTTTGACGATTCCATCATTGAGGACAAGGGCCAGGACTTTAACCGTGACGTGCAACTTCTTAATGCTGGCATCATGAACGATTGGGAGTTCCGTATGCGCTGGATGAATGAGGACGAAGCCACCGCAAAGGCAGCGCTGCCAAAGGCACAGGACATGGTGACCGAGGAAGAAACGGAGGTCGAGTAATGGGATTTGGAGAAAATACTGGGACTTTTGGGGTTGTGAAAAATGAGCCGGTATCCATTTACCCCGGAACTACTTGATGCGCTCCCAGAGGATCTGGCAGAACTGTTCCGGGCGCTTGAACTTGTGTTGCTGAATGAAATCTGTTCCCGGTTGAAAGCTGCGGATGAACTGAACGAGGTAACGGTGCAGGACATCCGGGCACTGCGGTCTCACGGCATCGACCTAAAGGAAATCAAGAAAGCAATCCGCGAAACTTCCGGCATCAGCAAAACGAAGCTGGACAAGCTGCTGGGCGATGTGGTCGCAAGGAACCAACAGTATTACACTGACCTGATTGACCTTGCGCATATCACACAGCCTGAGACACTGGTTGACGCTGCGGAAGTGGCGGCGATCAGGACGCAGACACTTAATACATTCCACAATCTGACCGCATCCATGGGCTTCCTGGTGGACGCTGGGCGTACGATGCTCCCACCTGCCAAAGCGTACCAATGGGCACTTGACAGCGCAGCGTTGCAGGTGCAAAGCGGTGCAATCAACTACAATCAGGCGATTAAAACGGCTGTGAAGGAACTTGCGGACAGCGGTCTAAAAGTGGTTGACTACGAAAGTGGTCATCGGGATCATGTCGATGTTGCCGTGCGAAGAGCCGTAATGACCGGCGTATCTCAAATCTGCTCCAAGTATACGGAGCAATCTGCAGAATATCTGGATACACCCTATTTTGAAGTTTCGGCCCATGTTGGCGCACGAGATAAGCCGGGACCGTCACCATGGTCATCGCATAAGGATTGGCAAGGCCACGTTTACAGCGTACGTGCTGGGGACATTTACCCGAGCATTTATGACGTTTGCGGCCTGGGCGCTGTTGACGGCCTGGAAGGGGCCAACTGCCGCCATAGGCGGTTCCCGTGGGTTGAGGGCGTGTCCGAGCGCACTTACACGGATGAACAGTTGGAACACATCGATGATGGCCATGGATGCACGTTTGATGGCAAGGATTACACGGCATACGAGGCAACCCAGATGCAGCGCCGCATTGAGCGGACCGTTAGAAAGCTAAAGCGCGAAAAAGCCGCCTACAAGGCCGCAGGATTGCATGAAGATGAGACTGCGGTAAACATACGGCTACGGCGTTTAAACGCTAAATACAAGGCGTTCAGTGCGGAAGCTGGCCTACCGGAGCAACCGGAGCGGATGCGTGTCTATTTTACGGATGACGCAACGTTAAAAACGGCAAATGCCATGAAAACGCATCGGGCGGAAGTGGCAGCGGCTAACGCTAAAGACGATAGAGACACTCTTGAGTTTTTCGGCGCAGACGCAAGAGATAACTTGAATTCTATTGTGAAAAGACGTACAATGAAGCTGGAAAATGGCTTTGCTTGCTTCCCGGACGGTGACCCGCTGAATGAAAACGTTAAAAGGGTAAAACCTCTTAAAACGTATTTTGACGTCGCTATGCACGGAAGCCAGACGGCAGTCGGATTTGGAACAAAAGAACTCAATATGTCACCGCGCTTACTTGCCGCAGTCATTCGGCATAGTAAAGGGTGGAATGGCCAGAAAGTTCGTTTGCTATCTTGCAGCACAGGCGCACGCATGGAAAACGATTATTGCTTTGCAGAAGAGCTGGCAAATGCACTTGGCGTTGAAGTGAAAGCCCCAGACGATGTGCTTTTTATTTCCGGTGCTGGCGTACTGAAAGTAGGAACACATGGGGAAGGAAATATTTTGCCGTTTACCCCAAATCAAAGAGGAAGGAGAAAGTGACATGGATTTCGGCTTTTTTAAAGGATTGCCATACAAGAATTCTATTGAGAATTTTGAAGACTATAAGAAATACAAAAATAGTATCCCAAAAGAAGCGATTTTAAGCCACATTTCCTCCCTCGATGCCGGGCTGACATCGCTGCCCAGTTTTGATATGTTTACTGGAGAAGAACTTCACGCAGGTATGTTTTGGGACGGTAAATTCACCTTCCCGTATGAGTTCCTGCATTACTACAAGAATTATGACATTGGCGTCCCCTATGAGTATGAAGCATATTTGAAAGAAATCGGGGTAGGCTAATGGATGATAAACTAATGCAGGCCATCGAGGCTATTATCCGGCGCGGCAATGACGCGGAGATCCGGCGCAAGGGTGACGGATACATTGTGCTAGAGGTCAAGAAAACAATCAAATATTCAACTCCCGCGTAATTGGGCACGGGAAAGGGCAATAGGAGCCAACTGCTGAGGAATTCTCGGTGGTTGGCTCTTTTGTTTTAAGTAAAACCCGCGAAGCACAGCGGTTTTTATAAAAACTATCGTCTGCGAAGAAACGCGGCCAAAGAAAAGGAGATAGTGTCATGGCACTTACACGCAAACTTTTGAAGGGTATGGGTCTCACCGATGAGCAGGTAGATACCATCATCGAGGCGCATACCGACACCGTGGACGGCTTGAAGGCTGACGTCAGCAAGTACAAGGCGGATGCGGAGAAACTGCCCGGAATCCAGAAGCAGTTGGATGACCTCAAGGCAACAGGTGACGGCGGCTATAAGGAAAAGTATGAAAAAGAACATTCGGATTTTGAAGCTTATAAGTCCGGCATCACCGAAAAGGAAAGCAAGGCGGCAAAGGAAAAGGCTGTCCGGGCTTACTTTGAGAGCAAAAACATCACCGGTGCAAATCTCGACCTTGCCATGCGCGGATGCGGCGAGGAAATGTCTGCATTGGAGCTGGACGGCGAGAAGATCAAGGACACCAAGAGCCTTGACGATCTCGTAGACGGCACCTATAAGAGCCTTGTTTCTAAGCCTGCTGTCCGGCTGGACATGGGCGCACGGCTCAACGAGGGCGGAAAGCCTATGACCAAGGACGAGATTATGCAAATCACCGACAGAACTGAGCGGCGCGCTGCAATCGCCGCAAATATGGATTTGTTTAGAAAGGAAGAATAAAAATGGCTGTTGATCCTAAGCTGATTAAGAAGGAAGATCTCGCCCGTGTTCGTGAGATCGAATTTACCGAGATGTTCGGCTATTCCATCAAGAAGCTGATGGAGGCTCTGGGCGTTACTCGTAAGATCGCCAAGCAGGCCGGTACTGTGCTCAAGAGCTACAAGGCTACCGGCACTTTGGAAGACGGCGCTGTGGCTGAGGGCGAGACCATCCCCCTGAGCAAGTACAAGACCGAGGCTGTGAACTACAAGGAGATCACCTTGAAGAAGTGGCGCAAGGCCACCTCTGCCGAAGCAATCGCCGATCGCGGCTACGATCAGGCGGTTGAAATGACCACCGATGAAATGCTAAAGGATGTGCAGAAGGGCATCCGCAAGGACTTCTTCGACTTCCTCGCAACCGGTACGGGTACGGCCAGCGGTGCGACCTTCCAAGCGACCTTGGCTCAGGCATGGGGCCAGCTGCAGGTGCTGTTCGAGGATGACGAAATCGGCGCAGTGTATTTCATGAACCCGCTGGACGTTGCGGACTATCTCGCAACTGCCAACATCACCCTGCAGACCGCTTTCGGCATGACCTATGTCGAGAACTTCCTCGGTCTGGGCACTGTGATCTTGAACTCCAGCGTCCAAAAGGGCAAGATTTACGCCACTGCCAAAGACAACATCGTCCTGTACTACATCCCTGTGAACGGCGCTGATCTGGGCGAGGTGTTCAACTTCACCACCGACGCCACCGGTTATATCGGCATCCACGAGGAACCCGATTACACCAACATGACCGCATCCGATACCGTTATCAACGGCATGGTGCTGTTCGCCGAGCGCATTGACGGCGTGGTTGTCGGCACCATCACTCCGGCAGTGGGGGGCTAACCGAACTGCTGAGTGAGCCTGACCCTGAAACCCCTGCTTTCTCCGACATGACAAAAGCTCAATTGCTTGATTATGCCGGGGAAAACGGGGTGGACGGGGTCAGCAGTTCAATGCGCAAGGCTGACATAATCGCAGTATTGGAAAGGAGCTGACCCAATTGACATACGCTGATTACACATACTACTCCGGTGTCTATATGGGCACTGTAAGCAGTGGGGATTTTCCGCGTCTGGCTGTCCGGGCCAGCTCCTTCCTCGATTATTTCACGCAGAACCGAGCCAAGGACAACGTGGATCTGGATGCGGTAAAGATGTGCTGCTGTGCGCTGGTTGACAAGTATGCGGTCATCGAAGCCGCGCAGGCGCTTGCAATGAAGAACCTTGCGACTGCTGCCGCTAATGACGCAGAAGTCAAAAGCGAGACGGTAGGCGGTTATTCCCGCACACTGGCGACCGGCGGCGAATCTGCCGTTTCTGCGCTGAACGCTACGGATGGGGCAAGAAAACTGCTCGCAGAGACCTGCATGGAGTATCTCGCCCATACCGGCTTGCTGTACCGAGGGAGGGGGTGCGGATCATGTACGCTCCCCACACTGTAACGATCTACAATCCGGTCAAAGAAACCGACAAGGAGACGTTTCAGGAAACGCAAAAGCTGTATGTGACCGTACTTCGTGGCGTGATGCTGCAAGCGTCTAAGGCGGTTAACGTGCGCGAGAGCGGTCTTGCCGGGGCTGATGCAGTTGACCTCTACATCCCGTTTGGCGTGGAAGCTGTGGACGGTTTTACCGGCAAGGTGAAAGCCTATGTCGGTCCGCAGCGGTTTTACGCCGCAGAGGACAAAACCGACCTGTGGACGCTTTCTGTCAAAGGCAATGGTGGGACAACGTTTTTCATCAAAGGCGAGTTTGTGACGGACAATGAAACTGTGGCTCTGGCTCAGGACAACTGCTACACCGTGACCAAGGTTGACGAGAAAGATTTCGGCAGCGTTGATATGCAGCACTGGCAGGTCGGAGGCGTGTGATATGGCGTTGAAATTTTCCGTTCAGACGGACGGCATGGACACTGTAAAAGAGGCCGTTTCCAAGGGCTGTGATCGCGCAGAACACGTTCTGGCGGTGCAGGTCGCAAAAGATACCGCTCCGTTCGTACCTATGCTCACAGGCTCTCTAAGGACGCGTACACGGGTAACGGGAAACACGGTTGTTTATCCAGGGCCGTATGCCAGATATCTGTACTACGGCAAACTGTACGTTGATCCGCTGACCGGAAGCTCTTATGCGCGGAAGGGCGTTACGAAGGTTCCGGCAGTGCCGGAGAAGGATTTGATTTTCCACAGAACCGGGACCTGCTCCCATTGGTTCGAAGCATCCAAGGCACAGAACATGGAGAAGTGGGTGCGTGTAGCAGAAAAGGCGGTGAAGCGTGATCTCTAAAGAAAAACCTGTAATGCTGGCATCCAGCAGCGAAAAGGCAGACCTTGACCGCCTGATGCTGATTTGGGCAAACCGTTTCCCCGGTATTCCGGAGAATGTGGATCTGATCAAGTACGAGTATTTCGCGGCAAAAACGGTAGGCATGGCGCTTTCCTCCGTTCAGGGGGCCGTTATCACCAAGAAGTATATCTGCGGCGGATATCAGGCGGAGTATTCGTTCGAAATCCATTACCAGATCGCACCACCCGGCAAGAGCGACGATACACGCTTGAAGGCGGTTGAAGTGCTGAACAAATTTGCGGACTGGGCGCAGATGCAGCGACCGGACATTGGAGAGGGCAGGCGCGCCCTCCGCGTTGAGACTTCTGCGTTTGCATCGTATCTCGGCGCGACAAGCGACCAATACGAGGACTACATGGTCCCGCTAAAACTGATTTACGAGGTGAATATATAATGGCAGATTTAACTTTTGCGACGCCCGAAGGTCAGACCATTGACCGCGAGCTTTTGATTGCGTATCTGAATACCGGTTCTAAGGAAGCTCCCACTTGGAGCGCCATCGGTAAGCGCGTGGAGGATTCCAGCGAAGAGATGGACTGGGGTCAGGAGAGCAAGCAGGACATTCTGGGCAACACCTTCACCACCATGAAGAAGCCCGTTATTTCCCAGACCTTTGATCCCATCCCTCTGGATGCCGGTGACGCTGCTGCGGTGAAGATGTGGAACCTTGCCGTCAAGGATCATGACGCGCAGGCTCTTGCCAATCAGGATATGATGATTGGACACTTCTACGCTACGTCCGGCGAGGCGAAGTTTGCCGAGCGGTATGATTCCTGTGCTATTGCCGTGACCGGCATCGGCGGTGACGGCGGCGGTACGCTCAACATCACGAGCGAGATTACCTACGGCGGCAATCGTACGCTGGGCACCATTACCAAGGATACCAGTGGCGTGACCTTTACGGCAGGGGCTTAAAAACAAAGGGGCGGGCGCAAACCCGCCCCAATTTCGGAGGCTATTATGAAAGACCTGATTTTCGATACCGGTTTAGTTACCTACAACATCAACGGCAAATGCGAATTCTCCTTTAACCCCACCGACAGCGCCTTTGTGGAAAAGCTGTTTAATGCCTTTGATATCCTCGACAAGAAGCAGGATGCATACAAGGCAGAGGTGGAAAAGACCGCCAACAAGCGGGAAGTTTTTGAAACCGCCCGGAAGATGGACGAGGAAATGCGCGAGATCATCAACGATGTGTTCGGCTTTGACATTTGCTCTGCCCTGTTTGGCGAGATGAACGTATATGCGCTGGCGGACGGCCTGCCTGTGTGGGCGAACCTGATGCTTGCCATCATGGATGAGGTTGACACCACCTTTGCCCGTGAGCAGAAAGCCACCAACCCCCGCGTGAGCAAGTATACAAAGAAGTACCATAAATGAGGTACGATCTTCCGACTGCCGTAGAGGTAAACGGCACTGAGTACCAGATACGCTCTGACTATCGCGATATCCTGACGATCATTGAGGCACTGTCTGACGCTGAGTTGTCGGAGGAAGAAAAGGCCGAGGCCATGCTTGACATTTTCTATCCAGACTTTGCGGAAATGCCGCAGAGCGACTACGAGGAAGCGATCAAGCAATGCGCAAAATTCATCAACTGCGGCGAAGAGCAGCGTGAGGAAAAGCGTGGGCCGAAGCTGATGGATTGGCAGCAGGACTTTCCCCTGATCGTTGCCCCAGTCAACCGCGTTCTGGGACAAGAAGTCAGATCTGTTGAGTATCTGCACTGGTGGACGTGGGTATCCGCGTATCAGGAAATCGGGGATTGCACCTTTGCCCAGGTTGTGGGAATCCGCAATAAAAAGGCAAAGGGGAAGAAACTGGATAAAAGCGAACAGGAGTTTTACAAGCAGAACCGGCACCTGGTTGACTTCAAGCGGCAGTATACGGAACAGGACGAGGACGTTATCAGCAAATGGATATGAAAACCGCCCTCCGGAGAGGGCGGTGGGCGCATTAAATGTTTTTCATAGCTTTTGCGATTTCTTTCGCCTGTTGACGCATGGCATCGGATTTGTTTTGCTCCATAGCCGAAATTGCGGAGTCTCTGAAAACGCCAGGTGACTTTGTACTTGTAAACAAAATCCGATCAGATGAAGTGTCAATTTGCAATGCTCCATATTTATACTCTCGCCATGACGATTTTACAGACACACCGTTTATCTTGTTAATTGGCACATCTACTGAAATCTTTTTCGGTACTGAAACGCGAACAATGAGGCGTTTGTTTGTCAAAACAACATGGTTCATGGTCAGCCTGAAAATTTCGTATAAGACCGGGAATGCAAAGACCCAAGGGACAAAAAACCATACATCCTCCATTTGCATTAAAGAAGCCTTGCACACGGCGAATACAAATAAAATGCACCACGATATAAGTGGGATACATGAAAATTTGAGCGTGTCGAGAACTTCTTCGCCCGGCAAAAGAGCTGCTGTTTGCTTTTTTTGCATGGGAGGCTCAATTTTCTTTGTTGGCGTCGAAAAATCCCAATCACATCTTTCGATTTTTCGCTTGTAGTATGAAATTTCTTTTCTTGAGCAGTCATAGCCGGGTAAATCGTTGATGTATTTTGCAACGAGTTTAATATCTGCGCTTAAGTAATTTGTGCATTTTTTTAAGTATGCGGAGATTTCAAAAGCCGAAAGATACACGGTTGCTACAATGTTGACGTCAATTTTATTCCCGTTTTTATCAAATAAATTACTACACATTTGTGTGACATGATCTTCCATTGATACCAACTCCTTTTATCAAGCATAACATAAAATGCATAAAAAGCAAGGGAAAGAAGGCGATTGCATGGCAGATGGCTCCATCATCATAAAAACGGACATTGATGATAAGCAGGCACAAAACGAACTAAACCGGCTTACTAAAAAAATAGATTCGCTTAATGAAAAAATCAGCGATAAAAAGCAGCAGGCAATGCCTCTCGTGGAGCAATCAAGGCAGATTGCCGCAAACCTTGATGAAGCTAAATCTAAGCTGTCGCAAATGAAAAGCGGAAACGAATTTTTTACATCAAGTGCGATTAAAGACCAGGAACAAACCGTGGCAACGCTGCAAAAAGAATGGAATGGTGTGCAAAAAAGGGTTGAGGCTGTAGATGCGTCCATTGCCAAAGATACCAGAAGCCTTGAACGAATGAGTAACCGGGCGGGAGAAATTTCTGCGCAGATTGCTGGCACAAGTAAGAGTTCTACTGCGCTGGCCGCTGCAAGCAAAAAAGCAGATAAATATATGGACCGATTTTCTCGCAGAGTAAAAGGGCTTGTCCGCCGCGTGTTTGTGTTTGGCTTAATTGTGCAAGGACTCCGTTCCGTGCGCGAATGGCTCGGGAAGGCGGTTAAAACCAACGATCAGGCCACAAAAGCGATATCGCGATTAAAAGGTGCTTTGCTAACACTCGCACAGCCGTTTGTAAATGTTTTGCTTCCGGCGTTTACATCATTCGTGAATTTGCTAACCCAATTTGTGACTGCTATGGCAAAAATTACAGCGGTTTTGTTTGGGTCGACGATTGATCAAACAAAAAAAGAAGCAGAGAACCTTTACAAAGAATCGGACGCTTTAGACGAAACGGGCAAATCTGCAAAAAAGGCTGGCAAAGCGCTTGCCTCGTTTGATGAAATTAATAAATTAGGCGGAGACAATAAGGAAAAAACAGAACCGGACTTTAATTTTTCTGAAAATGAAAATTGGCTTGATAAAATGCTTGGAAGCGCAGCGGAAAAAGTTGCAAGCGCTTTGATCTTAGCGGGCATTGCCTTTATTGCCATCGGTGCATCGGTCGGCAGCATTAAGATGGTTATAACGGGACTGCTTCTCATTGGCGCTGGTCTTTTTGTCGCAGAGGAAACCGGAGTTTTGCAATCCTGGGTGGATACACTTGGCCTCAATAATGTTGCGGAATTTATTGTGACGGCTGTGATCCTCGCTGGCATCGCAATGGTCGCAATCGGAGCGGCAACGGGAAACATCCTCCTTGTGATTGCTGGACTTCTGCTAATTGGACTTGCCGTTCTTTATGCAAAAAACAGCGGCATGATGGATGATTGGGCAGAAACGCTTGGGCTTAATCGTGCTGCATCTTTTATTACAGCAGCATTGTTGATCGCTGGCTTTGCGTTAATCGCCATTGGTGCGGCTACCGGAAATATTTTGATGGTGGTTGCCGGAATTGCTTTGATAGCTATTGGCATTTATGTCGGTGTAAAAAGCGGAACGTTTACGGACTGGGCAAGCGCGCTCAAATTAGATTCGGCTTTTGGATATGTGACAGCAGCTATGCAAATCGCCGGAATCGCTATGATCGCCATCGGCGCGGCAATGGGAAACATCGTGATCGTACTTGCAGGTGCGGCGCTATTAGGGTTTGGCATTGCGGCAGAAGTCATTGGGCAAGAAAGGCTTGAGGCATGGTGGGAGAAGTTAAAGCTGACCTCCGTTGCACAGTGGATATCTATTGCGCTTCTTCTTGGCGGTATTGCATTGGTAGCACTTGCGGCGGCTACGGCGAATCCGATTCTTTTGGCAGTTGGACTTGGCATTCTCGGCATGGGGATAACTGCAGCAATAAATGAGGGCCACCTAAAGAACTGGGTTGAAACGCTCGGTTTGAATAAGGTTGTTGGCTGGGTATCTGTTGCCCTTATGCTTGCTGGAATTGCCTTTATTGCATTTGGCGCAATGACCATGAATATCTTTATGCTTTTGGCTGGTGCTGCTTTGCTTGTTAGTGGTTTCGCAGTAGGGACGACCACAAACAAATTTCAAAGCTGGGTTGAAACCTTGCATCTAAATGAAGTTTCCGGATGGGTGTCTACGGCAATGCTTTTGTTGGGGATCGCTCTTGTGGCTATTGGCGCTATGACGCTGAACGTTCCCATGCTTTTAGCTGGTGCGGCGTTGCTTGGCGTTGGTATCGCTGCAAAAGCAGGTGGGTTTAACTCTACAAAATCTGTTTCCGGTGGAAATCCGGCGGCACGTTCCGCTATGCCTGCAATTACCCCCGCATCCGTTCCGCGTTTGGCGACCGGCGCAGTTATTCCCCCGAACCGTGAGTTTTTGGCGGTACTGGGTGACCAGAAGCAGGGGAACAACATTGAAGCCCCTGAATCTGCTATCGAGGCAGCGGTGGCCCGTGGCATGTCGCAGTATGGCGGCGGCAATCAGACGGCCATTCTCAAGATTGGCGAACAAGAATTGGGCCGCATCATCTTCAAGCTGAACAAAGACCAGACGCAGCGCGTCGGCATTAAAGTGACCTAAAGGCGGTGTATATGAATTACATCAAAATTAACGGGACTTCATTTGATGTGAATGTCGCGATCTCCAAGTACAACGAAAATTTCAGCGTTCTCGATGGGGAGAACGCTGGGAGATCGAAAGACACAGGCCGGATGATCCGGGATGTTCTGGGAACGTACATTGGGCATAAGGTGACTGTTTTCCGCAGGGGGGACGATTACAGAAGCTATGATGCGTTCTGGAACTATCTCAAAGCCCATTCCATTGACGATTCCGTTTTGCTTGAAGCTGCGGACGGCAACACAACTATTTCCTATCGCGCATACTACACCAGCGCATCGCACGATATTGAAAAAGTTGAAAACGGGATCAATTATTGGGGAGAAATTGAAATCCATTTCATCCCAATCGCACCGCAAATCACGCGGTAAGGAGTGCGTATGGATTATATCATGATCGGCCCCTACCAGTTCGACCGGGATGCATCTAAGGATGATATGCGCTTAGACTACTGCTCATCTTTTCAAGAAGTTGCATTGGATGAAAGCAGCCTTTCGTTTGATACGGTCAGCGTAGAAGTTTGCACCACAACAATAGGCGTACAGCTTTCTGCACTCCCCAATAACACCCCCATCATTGTTTACAGAGGCGGCGAAATCAAAGCAAGATTTGTAAGCAGCGGCGTTTCCCGTATCGGGCCTGTCACTTATCAACTTACAGGGCGGTCCCCTATGGGCGCGCTTACCGGCATGGTGCATACTGGCGGCATTTACACAGGCCAGACCGTGGAAGATGTTGTAAAAGAAATCTGCGGCAACATCCCTTCGCTGATAAAAAGTGTATATGCCGGAGTTAAACTTTACGGCTGGCTTCCTTATGCGGATGGGAAAGAACGCTCTGCACGAGACAACCTCGCACAAGTGCTTTTTGCCATTGGGGCCTATCTCCGCACAGACCTGAACGGTGTTTTGAGAATTGAACCCTTGTGGGACGGTACGGCATCGTTGATTGATGTCGACCGATCTTACACCGGGGGAACCGTGAAATACGATTCACCCATCTCTGCTGTGACGGTAACGGAGCATCAATACGTTGCGGGAACGGAAGTAAAGGAGCTATTCTCCGGCACGGCGCAGAATGGCGATATCATCACATTCTCCGAGCCGATGCACTCCCTCTCTGCGACTGGCTTCACAATCTTGGAAAGCGGTGCGAACTACGCCAAGATCTCCGCTGGCGCTGGCGCACTGACTGGCAAGGCGTATATCCACAACACCCGCCTAATCACGCAACCTGTGACGGCTGGCGCTGTGGAAAACATCAAATCAGTTACAGACGCCACGCTGGTATCTCTGGTGAATTCCTACGCCGTGGCGAAGCGTCTTGCGGACTATTACCGATGCCGCGAAACTATCACCAATGACATTGTAAGCGGGCACGAGAAACCGGGCCATGTGGTAAGCGTATATCACCCTTACGATAAGAAGATGGTTTCCGCCTGCATCCAATCCCTTGACACCACCATGAGCGCGACGCTTAAAAGCAGCATGGAGGCACTGGTGGGCTTCACTCCGGCGCAGCCGGAGGCGGCGGAGTATCTGGACGAGCGGGTAGTCCTCACCGGCTCCGGCGAGTTTCCGATCCCGGAAGGCACCACAACGATCCACTATGTGATGATCTCCGCCGGGCAGGGCGGGCGCTGCGGCGAAAAGGGCGAAGATACCCAATCGGGGCCTAAGTTCTCGTGGACGAACCCGGTTTTTGAGGATCGGGTAGACGGCTACGCCTTGGCGCTGGGTGGCAAGGGCGGTCCCGGCGGCAAGGGCGGCATGGGCGGCAGAATCGTAGAGGGCGATCTCGACGTGTCCCAGCTGAAAAGCCTTGCCTATGCCTGCGGAAAAAGCGGCAAGGGCGCCGAATTCAGCCCGGACGATCTTCCCGGGACGGACGGCACGGATACGGTGTTCCACGGCATGACTACGGCGGGCGCGTCTGCTCCCGATTGGGGCTTCACGGATCCCATCACCGGGGAGCAATTCGGCGGCGTCGGCGAGGACGGACTCCCCGGCGGCGACGGCGCCGGACGTGATCCGGCCGTGAGTGAGTACACAAATGATAGCGTCCAGAAATACGTCAATGGCACGATTGCTTATGACGAGGACGGAAACGCTTTTACCCCCGGCCCTGTGGCTGGCAGCGAGGGGAAAGTCAGCATGACCAGAATCGCATCAACAAGCACCCCGCGCAGCTTCGGCTGGTATAGCTCCGGTCTGGGCGGCGGACCGGCGGCGGGAGCCAACGGCAAAGCCGGAGCCTCCGGACGCGGCCTGCCGGGCGAGACAACCGTTAATGTGACCGGCGGCCCCGGTGCGGACGGCATGACGGCCACGTTCACCCCCTCCAAGCCGAGGCGGTACGGCAGGGGCGGACGTGGCGGCTACGGAGGCGGCGGCGCCGGCTCCGGCGGCATTGCCGTGAAGAACGGAAACGGCACCATTACCCCCGGCACACCCGGGTCCGGCGGTTTAGGCGGTCCGGGCGGCCCAAGCGCGGACGGCTGTGTTATTTTGTACTACCGCAAATTCGGGCAAGCAAAAGCAGGGCCGTTGGTCCAGCGGGGCGGCGGGCTGTTTTTCGACCGCCTGAACAAACTTTTCATTGTGTGAGGTGATTCCAATGACGCTTGAACAGAGAGTCGCAGTCTTGGAGGAAATTTTCTCCAAGCTGCAAGACTACTACACATCCGCCTACTCCGGCGAGGAGATCGACGCGCGGCTGGCGTCCGCCGGTGTGCCGGTGGGCATCACCAAGGAGTACAAGAGCGTGACCGAGATGAACCAGGACTTCACCGGTACGGACGTCCAGCGCGGCCAGTTCGTCCTGATTCTGCCGGATATTACGGCCTCCGCGGACTACGGCAAGGTGTACCTCAAGGGCACGGCCAACTGGGTGTACGCTTTCAAGCTCACCACGCTCACGTCCATCAAAGGCCCCATTGGCCCTCCCGGCAAAAAGGGCGACCAGGGCGATCCCGGCGAGGCCGGGTCCAGCTTCGCCATTCTTGGCTACTTTGATACGCTGGACGCCCTCAAGGCCGCCGTTCCTAATCCCAAGGCCGGTGACGTGTACGGCGTGGGCACCGCGCCTCCGTACAACATCTACATTTGGGATTCCGTCCACGGCCAGTGGGTGGCCAACGGCAACCTGCAAGGCCCGCAGGGCAAGCAGGGCATCCAAGGCCCCGAAGGAAAGCAGGGGCCGGAGGGGAAGCAAGGCCCGGAAGGCCCCGTGGGCGGCTCCGGCAACTTCGTCCGCTACGATGCGGCCCAGAGCCTCACCGACGAGCAGAAGGCGCAGGCGCAAACCAATATTGGTGTGGATGCAATCAGCACAAAAAATATAGGGAGCGTGTCTAAAAGCCTAAACGCATCGGAATTGCAGGCATACCTCGATTCCCTTCCTCGTCTGCTGACTGAGAATCATGTTATCACCCTCAACGGAACGTGTTCGCAGGCCGTTTATATGAAAGACTTTTACGGTTGCGGAAGCATCATTCTCCGTGCAGCCAATTTGGGCGATTGTGTTTTCACAAAAAACATAGAAATTACTAATTGCCATGTTCCTGTAAATATAGAAAAGCTGAAATGGGAACTTAACGCAGAATCGCCAAGCACCAACGCTTGTATTATTTGTTCCGGAAGTACGGTCAAGGCTCAAGAATGTTCTGTGACCGGTTACGTTTCATCAAGCGGAGAGAAAATTGGTAGAGGCGTTACCACTCTTGAGCAGGGATCTGTGACGCTATTGAGCTGTGCATTTCACAATTTGGATATTGTGCTCAATACCTTCCAGAGTGGGTTTATTGGCATTGCGGGTGGAAAAGAAACAGATTATAGCGGCAACAATATCGGCGTGTATACCTATTGGGGCGGTTTGGTAATGCTTTCGGATGATATGCCTCTGAAAATAGGAGGCTCCTATAACACCCGGAATACTGGTGGCGCAATTATCCAAGGAAATGCGTTTGTTAGATGAGTTTATGGAATACTGTATTTGCTGTGGGGCGATCATCCCCGAAGGCCGTCAGGTGTGCCCGCTTTGTGAGCGCCGCTGGCCGGAATTTTAACCTGCACGAAACAAAGTCGGACTTTTGACTTGCACGAAAGCAAGTCGGAACTGCCCTAAAAACTGCAACTTTTTAAGGGGGTGTAGAATGGAAATTCTACAGATCGTATTAACTGCCGCCACCGGCTCCGGCGTGACCGCCATCATCCTCGCAATCCTCCAGCGGAAGTGGACCAAGGATGACAAGCGGGACGCCATCGTGGACGCGCTCAAGGTGCTGCTGATCGACCGGGTGCGCTATCTGGGCCAGAAGTACATTTCAGACGGCAGCGTCAGCTTGTCGGATAGGGAAACGCTGGACGAGATGCACCAGGCGTACAAATCCCTTGGCGGCAACGGACACCTGAAAATCATTATGTCCGAGGTCGGCGAGCTGCCGATCCGGAAAGAGTGAAAGGAGAAAAAACATGGAAAACATCAAGAAACGGCTGGGCAATCTGCTGGCGGTGAAAAGCCTCGTGACCATCACCCTGACGGTGATCTTCGCGGTGCTGGCCCTGCGGGGTGACATTTCCGGGACGGAGTTTTTGACCATCTTTACCACGGTCATCGCATTCTATTTTGGCACCCAGCGGGTGGCCGAGGACAAGAACAGTTAAAACCGGTTGAATAATCAACCGAAAATTTGAAAGGGGTACATACCATGGAAAAGATCTACGAGAACATCATCAACGAGGGCAAGGCCACTGGAAAGACCATCGAGGCCATCAACACGGAGCTGAAAGAGGCCGGAGCCAACTTCCACCTGAATCCTGACGGCGGCGTGGCCGGGTGGACTGAGGATGAAATGCGGGAGGGCTTTATCCCTGCTGAGAAGGAGCCGGAGGCGCTCCCCCAGACGCTGGATACCCGTCGCCGGGAGGATCTGGCGGGCACCATCCAGATCCAGCGGATCGTCGGAGCCACCTATGAGGTGACTTATGACGAAGACGGCTACTTCATTAAGGCTTCCCGCGTGCGCCATGGTTGATACGTTTGACTGCGCAAAAGCGCAGATCTACCACAACACCGGCAAGCTGACCCCGGCGCAGATCAAGGCAAAGACCGGCTGCACCCACATCATCAACGGCTACCTGTTTAACGGCAAGTTTCAGCCGGTGGGTTGGACGGTGATCGACGGCAAGGTCATCAGCCGGGACAAATACCAGGACTGGGGCGTGTCCATCGGCACTGACGGGGTCCCCAAGATGCTGACGGGCCGGGGAGTATCCTTCCTCTCCGGCGTCCCCATCCTCAAGGGCGGTTCCAAGCTGTACCGGGAGCTGACGCCGGACGTGGCCCGGTCTGCCGCCCGGACGGCGGTGGGCTGGATGCCCAACGGCAAGGTGTGCCTTTGGTGCGACAAGACCAGCCTGACCCGGGAGCAGCTTCAAAACAAGCTGCTGGGTCTGGGCGTGGTGGATGCCCTCATGCTGGACGGCGGCGGGTCTACGCAGGGCATTTTTCCCAATGGGAAAGTGACCAGCTCCCGGAAAGTGCCTACGCTGCTGCTGTTTTGGGAGCGGTCAGCCAAGGTGGAAGATCAAGCCCTCGTATGGGGGAAGGCTTACGGCCTGCTGACGGACGCCAACGCCGGTGACACGGTGACCCGCGCCGACATGGTTTGGGCGCTGTATCAGATCTGGGGGGATAATCATGGTTGAGATCCACGCTTACAGCAAAGCCGCCTCCGGGGGCAAGCAGCTTTCCGCGCATTTCAAGGTGCGGGAGTTTGCGTGTGGAGACGGGTCTGACGCTGTTTTGGTGGCTCCCCGGCTGGTGATGGTGCTGGAAACCATCCGTGCCCACTTCGGCGCTCCGGTGGTCATTCACAGTGCCTACCGGACGCCGCAGTACAACGCGAAGGTAAACGGCGCGGCCCACAGCCAGCACTGTTATGGCATGGCGGCGGATATTTCCGTCAAGGGCCAGAAGCCGGAGACGGTGGCGGCCTTCGCCCGGTCGATTATGCCCGACTGGGGCGGCGTGGGGGTTTATGACAGCTTTTGTCATATCGACGTGAGAGAGGCCAAGGCTGACTGGAAAGGATAAAACCGAAAGGAGGGCACAGATGGTGGCAACAACATCCACGCGGTTAATCCGCGCTCTGCAAGTCTGGGAAACCTATGGAAAAAGAACACCGGGAGATCCGGGCGCTGTTGTCGTCGATGGCCCCGGCTCGGGCGGCGCAGGCCGTCCGGCTGGTAGGCTTGCCGCCTGATGAAGAAGCGGCGGTGCTGGCGGTGGACGTCCACGGCCAGAGCTGCCTACAGGCGGCGGCGCTGCTCCACGTCAGCGTGGACGGATTGTCCAAAATCCGGCGGCGTGCCTACGCCAAGATCGCGGATGATATGCAGGGGTAAAAAGAAAGCCGTGTCCGATTCGGACACGGCTTTTCTCTATCTTTCCAGTTCATTTTCGAGCGCTTCGATAATGAATTGACGCTTAGAAATTCTTCTGCTGGCGGCGGCATCGTCGATCTTCTGCATCATTTCTTTAGGGATGTCAGCCGTTAGTCTGGTGTAGTTCTCAGCACGCCACCGCTTTTTCGCCTGGTCCTCTTTCTCAACGGCGGCATCCGACATGGTATAGTGATAGATCTTCCCGTCAGGCATCCGCTTGGTTCGCTCACGCGTCATTCCGCTCCACCTCCAGACCCTTTCTGATGAGCCGCTTGATTTCCGTCTGGCGGGCTTTGCCTTCCAGCGCGGCGAGGATATCAGCATCGGTGTTGTTGTTCAGTTTTAAGCCGATGAAGGTGGTGTTCTGCGCCATCCACTGGCGTTTCGCTTCACTATCCGGCATTGCTTAGCCCTCCTGCGCTTCCAGCAGGTCAAGAAACCAGGCAGCCCCGATTTCAGAAACATCGCGGTCACGCTGGAAACACCGGTAAGACGTCCGCGCGGAGGCGGGAACCTTGTAGTAGTCACTCCGTGAAATTTCGGTGACTTCCTCCGGGTGGGCGATGCGGTAGCCCTTGTTTGATTTCCGGATGGAATAGCTAACCTTATAGAACTCGTCGAATCCGATTTCTTTGATATAGATCGTTTTCATTTTTATTCTCCTTTGTCGCTGCGGATCAGATGCTCCGTGGCAATACGGGTGTTCTCGTCGGCGGGTTCTATGTCCCAACCTCTGTCATAGTTGCAAACAATTTCGCCGTTTCGCTTGAGCATCAGTTTGGAAATGCGACCTCCATTAATTCCCCATTTAGAACCTTCATCGTATTGCTTCATCCAGTAGTGAAAACTCTCGCCGTTGACCTTGATGCTGCCTTCCTTCCACATTTTCGCGTACCCCTTTCCTTTACTGTACCTATAATATACCATAGGTTTAACCTATTGTCAATAGGTTAAACCCAATTTCTCAAAATATTTTTAGGGCAGTTTGAGGGCAGAATACAGGCAGTTTCCTGGCAGTTTAGCTGTCCGGATTTTTTGTATCATAGAAGTGTAAAGGAGGCGCACACAATGTACGAGCGGCTTTTGGCCTGCGGGTATCCGGCGGAGTTGGCGCGAGATATTGTTGCGCAGACCGATCCGGCGGAGCTGGAACGCTGTGTGCGCATGATCGAGCTGCTCTACGATGACCGGAGGGAATATGTATAACCATTTCAACCCCAACCCCTGCGGGAAAAATGTGGGGGACTGCACTGTGCGGGCAATCGTAAAGGCTACCGGCAAGGAGTGGGGCGAAATTTATTTGCGGCTCTGTATCCAAGGGTATCTGGATGGTGATATGCCTTCGGCTAACGCCTGTTGGGGGAGGTATCTTCGCAGTATCGGGTACCGGCGGTACATTGCGCCGGACACCTGCCCGGACTGTTACACGGTGGGCCAATTTGCGGAGGATCACCCAAAAGGCACCTATATTCTGGCGCTGTCCGGCCATGTGGTCTGTGTCTGCGACGGCATGATCTGGGACAGTTGGGACAGCAGCAACGAGAACATCTTGTATTACTGGGTCAAGGAGGATGACTAAAATGGCTTACACACCTTACGGATGGCAAAATCCCTATTACGCACAGCCCATGCCGGACAACCTGGCGCAGCTCCGTCAACAGCAGATGCCGCCGATGATGGCACCGCAGCCCCCTCAGAATCCGGTGGCGCAGAGCGGTGTCCAGTGGGTCAGTGGGGAACAGGAGGCCCGAAACTGGATGATTGCGCCCAATGCCGCCGTGGCTTTGTGGGATAGCTCCGCGCCTACGGTGTACCTCAAAAAGGCAGATGCCAGCGGTAAACCCTCACTTACGATCTACGACCTCGTAGAACGCGCAGAAACGCCCCGTACAGCGCCCACGGAAGACCCGGTGAAGTTTGTCACCCGGGAAGAATTTGACGCACTGGCGGCGGTTGTGGACGGCATGAAGGGTAAAAAGAAGGCGAAGGAGGCTGACGCTGATGGCTAACCCCTTTTTTGACGCTTTAGGTGGCGGGAACACGCCAGTAGGCCGGTTTCAAAAGATGATGCAGCAATTCAACCAGTTCCGGTCCTCTTTTCAGGGGGACCCGAAGGCGGAGGTCGAGAAACTTTTGCAGTCCGGCAGAATGAACCAGCAGCAGTTGAACCATCTACAAGAAATGGCGAAGCAATTTCAGGGTTTGCTTAAATAAGCAAACAAAAAGCAAAATTTAAGCAAGCGTCTAAGCAAGGTGTTTGCAAAATTATTAGGTTAATCAACATCGTGGCCACGATTTGATAATAAAAAACTGAAAGGAGTTTTTCTATGTCTCTTTCCTCTGACGGCGCTCCCATGCTGACTATGCCTGTGGCACCCACCAATACTGGCGGTAATGGCGGTTTCGGCTGGGGCGACAACGGCGCTCTGTGGCTCATTGTCCTGTTCCTGTTTATCTTTGCGGGTGGCTGGGGCAATGGTTTTGGCAACAATGCTGGCAATTCCGGCGGCGTGGTCGACGGCTATGTTCTGACCTCTGACTTTGCCAATGTCGAGCGCAAGATCGACAGTGTAAATCAGGGCCTTTGCGACGGATTTTACCAGCAGGCGCAGCTTGTCAACGGCACCAACATGGCGATGGCCAACGGCTTTGGGCAGGCTGAGCTTTCCCGTGCAACTCAGCAGGCGGCTCTCATGCAGCAGTTGACTGCCATGCAGATGCAGGCCGCTGAGTGCTGCTGCAACACCCAGCGCAGCATCGAGGGCGTGCGCTATGACATGGCCGCTCAGGCTTGCGATACCCGGAACACGGTGCAGAACGCCACCCGGGACATTATCGACAATGCCAACAGCAACAGCCGCGCAATCCTCGATTTCCTGACCCAGAGCAAGCTGCAGGATCTCCAGAGCGAGAACCAGGGCTTGAAGCTGGCCGCATCTCAGGCGGCACAGAACAGCTATCTGGTATCCCAGCTCCGGCCTTCTCCCATTCCGGCCTACACGGTGCAGAACCCCTATTGCTGCAACCAGTTTGCCGGATGCGGTTGCTGACAACTGCATAGCGTAGCTTTTCCTCCATGCTGGGGAAATGGTCGGCCCCATGCCGATACTGATGACAAAGCGGCGGGGCAGTAGCCCTGCCGCTGATTTTATGAAAGGAGATTTCTATGCCTGAATACACTGCCATTGCCGCACAGACCGTAGCGGCAAACCAGAACGTGCTTTTTACGGAAGCACCGATCCCCTGCACTAAGGGCCTTGTGACGCACCGCGCAGGCTCCGGCCTGTTTAACCTCCGTGGTAACTGCTCCCAGTGCCGCGTCCGCTATAAGGTGGACTTTATCGGCAATATTGCCGTAAGCACCGGCGGGACACCTGGTCCCATCTCCGTTGCCATTGCGGTTGACGGTGAGCCGCTCCCGTCCTCCGTTGCGACGGTGACGCCCACGGTTGCAGGAGCATTTTTTAACGTGGCTGCATCCGAGTACGTTGACGTTACAAAGGGCTGTTGCGCGGCGCTGTCCATCCGCAACGTTAGTGGCGAGGCCATTGACGTGAACAGCGCGAACCTTATCATTACCAGAGTTTGCTGAGAAAGGAGAACACAATGGGAATGAAATCTATGTATGAACTGCGGGATATGCTCTGCAAGGAGCTGGAAGAAATCACCCGCAAAGGCGAGCTGGGTGCCGGGGATCTGGACATTGCCCACAAGCTGACCGATACCATCAAAAACATCGACAAGATCGAGGCGATGGACGAGCGCGGCTATTCCGGGCGGTATCTGGACGATGATCTGCGCGGTTACAGCCGTGGTAGTTCCTACGCGCGTCGGCACTACGTCCGAGGTCATTACAGCCGCACGGACGCCACCGAGCATCTTCGTAGCCAGATCAACGATATGATGCGCGAGACCGACGATGACCGCATCAAGGATGCCCTGCGCCGTGCAATGGACATGATGGAGGAATAAGGGGGTAGGCCCCAATGATTGACGAGCGAGAATTGGCGCTATGGATCAAGCGGTTAGAAACAGAGGAGTCCAGCTGGGCGAACTATGAAAAACTGGCGGCGCTGTATACCATCCAAAACCAGAACCGGGAGCCGGTGAGGGAATCTCGCATGATCGAAGCGTATTCTGCGGCTCCCGCGCCTGACAGCGATTTCCTCCGGGCGGTGTCTAACGTTGACCCAGCCCGTGCGTGGGAGGTCATGGACGAGCTGATGGACAGCTTGAAAGTGGTCAACGAGCGGGTTTATAATAGCGTCATGCGGAAATTGGAAAGCTAAATTTAACCCCTCGGCAAATGCCGGGGGGTTAGTTATATTTTAATGTTAGTGTTGCGACATGAAAATAAGACTAACTTGGCGTTACAAAAAACGCACCGTCATTGTCTGCGTCGATGCGCTGGATTGTGCGTACCCAGAATTCCTTTTTTGCCTGCCGGTCTAAATCAGGATATTCCTTCAACTCTCGCCGTAATGTTTCAAGGTCAAATTCTTTTATAGGCTCCGGGTTTATTGCCGCGAGCTGCTGTTTCAATTCCGTATAGTCTTTTTTGTATTCTTCGATTTCAATCAAATCCGACAGATACAGGTCTTTCAGTTTTTGCATTTTCCGCTTGATTTGCTCCGCCGTTTTGGGCGGCTTTTTTTCTGCGGTTTTTGATTTGGAGTAATACTTTTTTGCGATCCCCTCAAATTCCCTCAGAAGGTAATCCTCAAGCACATCTTCTCGGATTCTGAGGATGTGCGGGCAGTCGGCTGGGTCAAGTGTGTGCGTTCTGCATCGGTAGTACTTGTACACCTGCTTTACAGTCTCCGGCTGCATATTTCTACCGCACTCCCGGCAACGGAGAATTCCGGTAAACAAATATATTCGATCCGCACTGGCGTTCCGCTGGCTTCGCCGTTCCAAGATTTTCCCAGCAAGGTCGAAGGTTTCTCGATCGACGAGTGCGGGCAATGCGTTTTCCACGCCGAACGCCTCACCTAAGTACAGGCGGCTTCTCAACGCATCCTTGTATTTGTTGTACGAGCGTTTGATCCCCCACTCTGTTGCCATATACCGCCTTAGTGCAAGAATGCTTTGCAGCCGTATAAAGGCCGGGAACATATCTCGCGCTGCATCTGCGGTTTCTTCATCAATGTCGTAGCGCCGGTTCTTCACGCAGATTCCGATAGGAGTTTTCCCGTTGGTGGGCTGGCCCTTTGCCCTCTTGCCCTCGTTGATGGCCTTAATGCGCTCCGATGTGCGGTCAGCTTCGTCCTGTGCCACCGACAACATAATATTGACCTTCAAACGCCCTGATGCAGTCCGCGTTTCGTAGTCCTCTCTGATGGCTTGCCAATCTACATGATTTTTGTCGAGAACCTCTTGCACGGCGTAGTACCCCGCCACATTCCGAAACCACCTATCCAGCTTGACAAAAAGGATGGTGTCGATTTTCCCGGCGCGGCAATCATCAAGCAGACGCAGCAAGGCCGGACGCTTTTTATACGGCTTTCTGGCGCTAATTCCGGCGTCCTCGTAAATGCCCACCACCTCCATGTTGTGTGCTGCGGCATAGTCCGTCAGGGCCTCTCGCTGGTCTGCCAGTGACAGTCCGTGCTTCGCCTGTTCTTCGGTCGATACCCTGATGTACAGTGCTACACGGATGCGTAGATTATTTGGTAGAGTGACCACTATTTTTTGGCACATGCTATCCCCTCCAAAAGCCGATTTGAATACAATTGGTATCAAGGTACAACGCATAGGTTATGGATAAAAACAATAAAACCAGCAAAGCGGCAATGATGCGGTTCCGGGTTTTCACGCCCTGCTCCATCATCGTAATGATCTGCCGTTTGCTGGACAAATGCTTTTCGAGGCCGACTTTCTCCGCCTGGAGGGTTTCTTCTGTTGCCGTATAGTGATCCCCTATACCGAAAAATTCATCTAAGGAGATGCCTAAAACAGCGCAAATTGGCCCCACAGTGTTAATAGACGGTGCTTTGGATGAGTTAGCAAAGAAGTTGTTGACTGTGGACAGGGGCACATTAGATGCGTCGGCAATGTCCTGAGCCGTCATGTTGAGGGCGGCTCTTTTTTCGCGGCATAGGTCTTGGATCGTCAAAAAAATCGGCCTCCTGTATTAAGTTTGTAAGATATGGGCAGACGCAATCTCAAATCTGGTTCGGTAGTATACTGCCTGTTTCTAAGGTTCTGGCATTGCGCTGCCCAACCTGTTTCTGCTATGTTTACATCACGGCAAGCCAATCCCCCCAAGGCTTGCCCTCCGGCCCTCGCCGTTTGTTGCAGAGGCGGCGGGGGCTTTCTATATTTATTTAATCCCAAGCCATTTGCCGATCTTCCGTTGCCGACCGGCTTTCGTGGTGGGGATTCCGGTAACCTTGGAAAATTTTCGTTTCGCCTTGGTAATACCGAGTGCGCGTTTCCAGCTAAAAGACAATCCGGGGATTTTCATCACTGGTTCACCACCTTTTCAACTTTTTCAATCATTTTGGCGCATAGCTCACGTCCGCGCTCTATGCTTTCTTTCGGCATTTGATCGGCATACTCATCCACGATGGCCGCAACGCCGTGAGCCTTTTTGATTTGCCCACGAGATAGCCCGAGAATATGCACGGTTTCTTTTTGAATGTACCGAGAAAGAAAATTGTTTGTATGGGCAGCTTTTTCATTTTGCAACATTTCGGCGCATTCGTCTGGTGAAACTTGCCTACCTGCAATGCACTTTGTGTCGCCTCCGGCAACCTCCGAAATCCGCCTTACTGTTTGTTCAGCAAGCCCATACCGATAGAAGTACGTTTCGATGTTGTCTGTATCGGCAATAATGCGAATGCAGTCCGCTAATATTTGTGACTGACGCTTTACAAAAGCAATTTCCGCAGCGCTCATTTTTTTCTTGCCAAAAAGCGAGCCTAAAATGCTCATTTACCCTCTTCCCCAATCTTTAAAAAAATCGAGCATCTTTATACAATGTCCTTTCTATTGGACACATAAAATACTGCTGTTGTTTTTCGTGCAAATGCGCATTGAAATGCTGGGTCATAAATGATATGCTTAGAACGTGAATCGAACAAGTGTACGAATGGAAGGAGCGCTGGGAGGCCCCATGTTGTATGGTGTTGTAAAATGTGATACAATAGAGTATCAAGAACTGCTGGCAGAAGCCATTGACTTGATTCAAAAGTTATCTGATGAACAACTGCTGAAAATCATGGAGGCTTTAAAATGAAAATTTGGGCGATCAGTAAAGAAGGCGAATCCGAGCGGGAAATCGGCATCGAATGTGACGCTTCGGAACGCGAAGCTGCAATGGCAGACTTATACAAGATGGCAAAGAACTTGTTTACCGGGGAACTTGAACTATTCTGGAAAGAGGGCGAAGCCGGAAAGGCTACGTTTTAACCGTTGGCCTTTCGCTTGCGCTCAATTATGGCATCTAACTGTATCAAAATGTTTTCATAGCCAGATGAAGTTCTGACAATCATCCGACTTAGTTTGTCAACCTCTGTTGCCATTTCTCCGGTTACCTTTGCCCGATAAATGGCAACAGCATTGGTGGCGTCCTGAAAGCCCTTTGGGGAAGGCCATTTCGCATAAAGTGTAACGGCAGCGGCCATACTGTCAAATTCCGTCTCGCAGGCTGTTTCTTTTTCATGCGCCCAAATTGTTTGCAATTTCTTGATTTCGGCCTTTGCTGCTTGCTTTGCGACAATCCATGCGACAAATCCTGAAATTAGAGCGCAACCAATAGAAATAAATGCTTCTTTCATTTTCCTTCCTCAAAAGCAGCGCGCCCCATTTTCACAAAACGTTCCAGCTTATCTGGCGGCAGCGATAACACAAATTGAATAGCAGCTTGCTGTAATTCTGAGTAACCCTCGATCTTCGGATCGGGGGTTTCTTTTGCGCCATTTTCCAGCAGCCTAATTACCCTCTCAATATCCACCGGTTCCGTGAGGATTTCCTCCGGCTCTACGCCGAGCAAAGTACACATCTTCGCAGCTTCTTCTGGGGATGGGAGATTTTTGCCACGCCTTACTTCACTTAACCATCTCTTGTGTTTCCCGATCATTTTCGAAAATGATGCTTCGCTCCAGCTTTTAGCCGAAACTTTTTCTGCTATCGAATCTACGTTTGGTTGGACTGTATCTCTTTTTGGCATATCTACTCCTGAATAAATCGTAATGCAGCAGCGTGTACGTCATGCTCAAATTTTTCGTTTTCAATAGATATCCGTCTATTCCGCTTGTGCTTGTTGTTCTTGATTACGTCAATTTTTCTTTTCTTTATTTTATTGATTCTCTCTGCGAAATACTTGTTGTTTAATCCGCCACGGCGAATCGCCTTTTTTAACCAAAATATGGCGTTGTCAAATTCCCACTCTTGCTCGTATAACTTGGAAAACATATCGCATGTAAACGCAAAGTTTAATGATGCAAATTTGTCTAAAACTGTGAATGGTATCTTCTCTATTGATTCCTCGAAAGCACCAATCGCCGCAAGTCTAAAATCTGCGCCCTTGTTTGCAAGGGCATAAGCCACTGCAAATTTATCAAAATCAGATTCCGAATTTCTATACTTTGTTGTTGCGATTTCAAAAAGGACATATCGCGGTTTGTATGTTATTACATATGCCTCATTTACAAGCCCCAAAGCCTGATATTTCGCAGGGTACTTTGTTTTAACGATAGATAGCACTTCTCTAATGACATCCACCTCATGCGGCGAAAAACGGGTTAAATCATACTTGCTGTTTACCGCGATAATACTTTGCGACGAATCTTGTTCATACTGTTCTGGATAATAGACATATGGGTTACCCAGACCTTTAGGCCGTGCAAGAATTAAGTCAATATCTAAAAACATATCTACCACAAAAACAAGGAATTTTTGTGCAACTCTACAAAACTTACAAAACGGTCGTGTTTCACTTTACAACGTACAAAATGTGCGCTATAATGGCGTTACAGAACTTGATTAAGGCAACAAAAAACCAAGCCCCCAACGGATTCCTCGTTTTGCGGACTTATAACCGATATTTTGTTGGCTGACACTTACATAATAGCGGTGTTGGTTGCGTTTGTCAATATAAAGTTCTGAACTTTATAAGGAGGGGAGAACGCTTGGAATTAAAGGCAATCCGAGAAAATGCCGGTTTGCGGCAGGCAGACGTAGCAAAGAAACTCCGTGTAAGAGTTTCCGCGGTGTCGAACTGGGAACGCGGTGTGAATGGTATCGCAAGCAAGTACATTAGACCGCTGACCAGATTGTACGGCGTGACCGAGGCAGAGGTCAGAACAGCATCAGAAGCCGCCCAGATCGCAAGGGCAGATGCGGAATCCAGCGATGGGGAGTAAAAATGCCCCGCCCGGTGTTGCAGACCGGGCAGGGCGGCGGAACAAATCTTAGGCTCAGATATGTGTCCTGTGGCTATTTTAGCACAGGGGAAAGGAAAAGGCAATGGCGAAGAAACGGAAAATCGAATACCGGATAATCTGGGTGTCTCCGCCTGACCCGGTGAAGATCATGACGGAGTTCGGCAAGATCTGGTCGAGGGAGCATGGCCTTGAGTTTGACGGGGTTTACACCAAAGAGGGGGACATCAAACAATGAGCTGGAACCTGTTTTTTATGAACCTGGGCGTGGCGTATGCGGCCACTTGGGTATTCAAAATCGTTGACCTGATTGAAGGAGGGGACCCGCATGAGAAAGCATGAACGGCGCACCAGAGAGCAGCGGAAGGCGGACGCCTCCGCATGGATTGGCTTTATGAGTTTTCTGGCCCTGCTGCTGATCACCATTTTGTACATGGTGGTGAGCGCGCGATGAACAGAAAGAACCGGCATGAGCGCAATCCGCTGAGCCTCTGCCCGGTATGCGGGATGGACAGCGGTGAGCGGGTGCAGTCCACGGACGCGCCGTTTAAGCACTATGTACGGTGTTCCACCTGCGACGCTATCACAGTGGGTTATGCCCAGCAATCCAACGCCACGAAAGCGTGGAAGAGAGGGGATGCGTGGAAATGAAGAGAAAGGTTTACCCGGTGTGCGAAAAATGTTCAACCGTTATAAATCCGAAATTGCATGAGGACGTGGCTCCGGGATTTGTGGTCAACCGTGAAGTCTACTGCGCTCGATGCTTCAAGAACGATATGCAGGAGCAACTGGAATGGTTGCTGAAAAAACTGGATAAAGATCCGGAGACGGTTGCAGAAGCGATGGGCGTTATGGTCATCGACATCCCGGAGGACTGATATGAACCAGTGTGAGCGGATCATGAAGTATCTGAATGAACACGGCAGTATCACACGGGCCGAGGCCATGAGCGAGTGCGGGATCGCCAATTTCACGGCGCGGGTCTCTGACTTGCGGCGGGACGGCGTGGCGCTGGACGTGGAGACGGTCACACAGAAGAACCGCTACGGCAAGACCGTACGGTTTGCGAGATATAGGAGGAAAGAATGAACCTTTATGAAATTGACGCAGCCATTACGGCTCTGGTTGACCCGGAGACCGGCGAGGTCAGCGACTTTGACGCCTTCGACCAACTGAGCATGGCGCGGGATCAGAAGATCGAGAACATCGCACTATATTACAAGAATTTGGTGGCGGATGCCGCTGCCTACAAGGCTGAGAAGCTCGCCTTTGCCGAACGGCAGAAGGCGGCGGAGAACAAGGCCCAGCGCCTCAAGGACTATCTGGCGTATGCCTTGCAGGGGCAGAAATTTGAATCCCCCCGCTGCGCGGTGAACTTCCGCAAGACTACCAGCGTGAACGTGGCTGACCCTGACACTGTTCTGGCATGGCTGCAGGGCCACGCACATGAGGACTGCATTCAGTATGCAGAGCCGACCATCAGCAAGGCAGAGCTTGCCAAGATCCTGAAAACAGAAGCCGTCCCCGGCGCGGAGCTGGTGGATGGTTATAGCGTGGGGGTGAAGTGATGAATATCTTTGAAAGCATTACCGCAATCATGCAGGAGATCCCGGCGATTGGGAAGGAAAAGAAGAACCAGCAGCAGGGCTTCAAGTATCGCGGCATCGACGATGTGATGAACGCACTGCAGCCGATCCTTTCCAAGTACAAGGTGTTCGTTGTGCCGGAGGTAATTGATCAGTCACGGGAGGAGCGTGTGACCAATAAGGGCGGTACGATTCTGTATTCCATGCTGAAAATCAGATACACGTTCTACGCAGAGGACGGCACCAGCTTTTCGGCGGTGGTGATCGGCGAGGGAATGGACAGCGGAGACAAGGCCAGCAACAAGGCGATGGCGATTGCCATGAAGTATGCGTTTTTCCAGGTATTCTGTATCCCCACCGAGGAAATGAAGGACCCGGACGCGGAAACGCCGGAGCCGAGCAGACCGAAGGAACCGGCGATCCCAATGCGGCAGAAGCCGGGGTACAGATTGCCTCCGCAGGGCGATGCCACTGTTATCTGTGAGCGCTGCGGCGGTCAGGTGATGGACTATTTCGACGGCAGGGCAACGGTGAAGGCGGCGCGTCTGGCGGCGAGAGCGAAGGAACTGTACGGCCATGCGCTGTGCGAGAAGTGCGTAGCCGAGGCCAAGGAGACCAACGATGCAGCAGGTTAACACCACATCGTTCCGCTGGACGATGGATGCCACCGGTGACTGGCTGTGCATCCAGACCAACAAAGCCCGGCAGGTGATTGATACGCTGAAAGAGGGCAAAGCCTATGACGTGGAGATCAAGGAACACCGGGAGAAGCGGAGCCTCGACGCGAATGCGTACTTCTGGGTTCTTGTTGACCGGCTGCTGAAAAACTGCGGATTCCCAAAACGGAAATCTACCGACGGTATATCCGAGAAATCGGCGGCAATCATGAAATGGTCTGCGTGATCGATTCAGCTGTGGAAAAGCTGCGGAACGGGTGGGAACACAATGGGCTGGGCTGGCAGACGGATACCATGCCAAGCAAGATCCCCGGCTGCACCAACGTGATTTTGTACTACGGCTCCAGCACCTACAACACCCGGCAAATGTCACATTTGATCGATATGGCGGTGCAGGACTGCCAGGAGCAAGGTATTGAGACCCTGTCTCCGGACAAGCTGGCAGGGATGATGGAGGAATGGGGATGCACAAAATGACAAAGGCGACGTCCATTCCGCAATCCGTGAAAGTTGTGGTATGGGCGCGGGACAATCACCAGTGCGTGATCTGCGGGTCTCCCGCAGGCGCGCCGGTGGCCCATGTGGTACGGCGTTCGCAGGGCGGCATGGGGATTGAGCAGAACATTGCAACCCTCTGCCCACGCTGCCACCGCCTGTTTGACGAGGGTCCATTGCGAGATCGTGAGCGCATCTATGTGCGGCTGGTGGCGTACATGAAAGCATTTTACCCGGATTGGAACCGGGAGGACATGATTTACAGAAAGGGAGCTATTTCATGCTGAACAGAATTATTGTGATGGGTCGGATGACCCGTGACCCTGAATTGCGCCGCACCAACAGCGGCACGGCGGTCGCATCCTTCTCTCTGGCTGTTGACCGGGACTTCAAGTCCCTGTCCGGCGAAAAGGAAACGGATTTCATTGATGTGGTGGTATGGCGCAACACCGCCGAATTTGTGAGCAAGTATTTCTCTAAGGGCCGCATGGCCGTGGTGGAGGGCCGCTTGCAGCTGCGTGACTGGACGGACAAGGACGGCAATAAACGCCGCAGCGCCGAGATCGTGGCCGACAGCGTGTACTTCGGCGATTCCAAGCGGGACGGTGGGGACGTGGCGCAGAGCGAACCGCAGGGCGGTTTCAGCGAGATCAAGGATGATGGGGATCTTCCCTTCTGAGGTGACGTATGGGGAAGTGCTACGTTAAGGCTTATTACGATTGGATCGAGCAGACGGCAGCGCTGGAAGACGCTGAGCGCGGACGCTTGTTTGTAGCGATTCTGGAATACGCCCGGTCTGGTACTTTCCCGGAATTGTCCGGACGGGAAGCGGTGCTGTTTCCCGTTTTCCGGGCAATCATCGACCGGGACAACCAGAAAGCGGAAGTGAATTCCAAAAACGGTTTGCTTGGTGGACGTGGTAATAAAGCGACCGAAAGCGAACAAAAGCGAAATGAAGCGACCGAAAGCGAACAAAAGGCTACTAAAGACATAAGACAAAAGACAGAAGACAAAAGACAGAAGACAGAGGACAAGAATGTTATACGCGCGAAGCGCTTCACTCCCCCCACGCTCGCAGAGGTTCAGTCCTATGTGGCTGAACGCCATTCGCCGGTAGACCCGCAGGGGTTTATTGATTATTACGCCTCAAAGGGCTGGATGGTTGGCAAGACCCCCATGAAAGACTGGAAAGCGGCTTGCCGAAATGCGGAGAACTGGGAGCGGTGGCAGCGGAAGGGCACGACCAAATGCGAGGACGCTTGGGGGTATGTGTGATGATGCGGATCGTGGTTGATATTTACGGCGAGGACACACAGGGAACGAAGGAGGCGGTGGCCATGCTGCTGGAGCCTCTGGGCCGTGTCCGCGTGGTGCAGATCATTGTTGACGGAAAGGAAGAAAAGCGATGAAGGTTACATTCACAGTCCCCGGCATTCCGGTGGGCAAGGGCCGTCCACGGTTTACGAAGGACGGCCACGCCTACAACGATGACAGCGCAATCGCACTGCTGACCGTGCGGAAGTATCAGACAACCGGCGCCTCCCGCGTGGAGGTCATTATTGAGGAGGCAGAATGATGGATGCGGTGAAGTTTGTAAAAACGTTGGGCAGAATGTGCGACGCTGAGTGTATTCAATGCGAGTTTCGGAAAAGACTTAGCGGGTTTGAAACCTGCGCAGTCTGGAGAAAAACCCACCCGGAGGAGGCCGTTGCCATTGCGGAGCAGTGGGCTGCTGAGCACCCCATCAAAACCAGGCAGAGCGAGTTCTTGAAGCTGTTTCCGAACGCACAAACTGATTCGGGATGCCTTAATGCTTGCCCAATGGATGTATTCGGAAATACGGGCATCGACTGCAACAAGCGAACTTGCTTTGAGTGCAAAAAGGAGTTCTGGCTTGCGGAGGTGGAGGACGCATGAAACTATTGATCGGCGGAAGTCCCTGCACACATTGGAGCATCGCGCAGACGAAGAACCGCGAGACAGAGGCCAGCGGCATCGGCTGGGAGCTATTTCTAAACTACCGTATCGCCCGCGACAAGTACAAGCCGGATTTCTTTCTTTATGAAAACAACAAGAGTATGTCACCCGCTATCCGGGCGCAGATCACGGCAGAGCTGGGAGTGGAATCCGTGCTTATCAACTCCGCCCTGGTGAGCGCGCAGAACCGCCAGCGTCTGTATTGGGTGGGCAGACGAAACCCGGACGGCACATACAGTCAAGTGGCAGTGGAGCAACCGGAGGACAGGGGTATTCTGTTGCGGGACATTCTGGAGACCGGCGTTGCATGGTCGGAAAAATCTTACTGCATCACGGCTACAGAAGCTAAGGGGAGCAATCCACAACAGACGCTTACGAAACACCGCCGCACGATGGTAGCGGAGCCGGTCAGAATCGGCACCATTGAGAATGACGCAAAGAACCAGACTTTTGACAGCCAGCAATACCGTGTTTACAGCCCGGACGCCAAAAGCGTAACCCTCTGCGAGAATGGCGGCGGCCTGGGTGCAAAAACTGGGCTTTATGCCGTGCCCGTACCGGAACCAGTAAACGAAACCGTGGACGGGAAAGCCCAATGTCTACGCGCTACCTACTACAAAGACGGGATCCGCAACCTGGTGGGAAATACCGTGGATCGCAAAACCTGTGTGGCTATTCCTGTTCCTGCGGCGGGGCGTATCGTGGGACGCAGGATCAACGAACAGGGGCACCGCGACGATTATAACGAAACAATCCCACATTTCCAGTATTTCGAGGTAAACGAAGAACCGCAGAAAACCAACTGCCTGACAACCGTTCAGAAAGACAATATGATCGCCGTCCCCGTCTGCGTCGGCGCCATGCCGAACAAGGACGGCGAACTGGGCACCAGCCAAAGCCGCCGCATTTACAGCACCGACGGCAAGAGCGTTTCCCTGCAGGCAAGGCCGAACGGCGGCGGCGCCGACGGTGCGGCCACCGGACTTTATGCTGTGCCCGCCGGTATGGCGTGGCGCGGGCGTGAAAATGGTTCCGCTTTTGAAATGCGGGACGACCAGAAAAGTAACGCCGTGGCCGCTACTGGGCACCAGAGCAGGTTGGTTGTAGAATCCGCGATTTTTCAGCGCCCACGGGGATTCAATCGAGGCGGAGTGAAATATGAAAAAGCACCAACACTGACCGCAAACGGAGATTGGCAACACAATAACATTCTAATTGTAACGGCGGACGGAAAGCAAATGCCGGTTTACGAGGTTCGCGGCGGGCGGATCACCATCAAAGGAAAGACATACCCTATTAAACTGACAGACGGATTTTACATCATTCGCAAGCTGACGGTCCGCGAGTGTATGCGCCTCCAGACCGTGCCGGAGGAGTATGTTTTCCCGGTGAGCGACACCCAAGCTTACAAGATGCTGGGCAACGGCTGGACGGTGGACGTGATCGCGCACATTATGAGCCATTTTACCGGGCTGACGAAGGAGCCGGTGGAAGTGCTTTCCATGTACGACGGCATGAGCTGCGGGCATATCGCGCTGGACAAGCTGGGCGCGGAGATCACCACCTACTATGCAACCGAGATCGACAAGTACGCCATCCAGACCACACAGCACAATTTCCCAGACACCGTACAACTGGGCGACGCGTTTCAGGTGCGGAACGATGATTGGAGATTGGAGGGAGGAACTATGAGAGATACAAACCTCGTAAATGCGCTGCGTGAGCACGCAGATTGGTGGGAAAATGGGGACATGATGGAGCCGCTGGGAGGACTGGAAAAAGACCTGGCGGAAGCCGCTAACTTGATCGAAGCGCAGGCGAAAGAAATTAACGCACTGCGGAACGAGATGTGCCTGAAATGCGGAAACTACACGCTGGCCCATGAGGGAGCCTGTGACGGGTGCAAATGGAGGGAAATGTGATGGACTGCACTATTCTGCAAGGCGACGCGATGGAGATGCTGCGGACGCTGCCGCCAGAAAGCGTACATACCTGCGTGACCTCCCCGCCCTACTATAATTTGCGAGATTACGGAGTGGAGGGGCAGATCGGAAAAGAGGCCAGCGTGGAGGAATACCTGCAATCGCTGGTTTCCGTTTTCCGTGAGGTCCGGCGGGTTCTGCGGGCAGACGGAACCCTGTGGGTGAACATGGGCGACAGTTACGCCACCAGATCCGGGAGCCAACCGCCGACGAACACCCGTAATTCCTGCGGCCACACGGCAAAGCATACGCCGCGGGGCTACAAATACAAAGACCTGATCGGCGTTCCCTGGCAGCTGGCTTTTGCCCTCCGGGCAGACGGGTGGTATTTGCGCCAGGATATTATATGGAACAAATCCAACTGTATGCCGGAGAGCGTCCGGGATCGCTGCACCAAGAGCCACGAATATATTTTCCTGCTTTCCAA